CCGCACAAGGGCTCCACACAAGGGCTCCACACAAAGGCTCCACACAAGGGCTCCAAATAACTGCTCCACATCTCTTGTAAAAGGTTCATCAGGATATCCACCGACTGATATCTCTGGTCTACCTTTAGCATATTTTTCATGAGCTTTTAGTATCTTTTCACTTCCTTCTGGATCATCTACAGCTACACCTGTTTTTCTGCTTGCTCTTTCACCGAATGGTTTATCGAGAAAATTTGTTGAACCTGCTATCCCTGCACCAAATAATCCTGCTCCTATTGCTACATCTCTGATAGTTTTATTCACAAATCTGGCTAATTTTGTTACTTATTAGTCTATCAGTAGCAAATAAAACCTAAAATATTATTAACGTGCATAAATAAGGTACTGATATAATTATTCTTAATGGAACTCTGGTTCCAGGAGTGAACACAGCTTTGTCTGTTTACTTGTTCACAAGTAGCAGATCAAATAACTGAAAATTAAATATGTTTATAGATAACGATTTTCCAAAGCTGCTGGGTGCCGAGCTATATCGTCCCCATCCAGCTTATATCGTGGAAATGGCAACAGAGCCAGTCGTAGTCCACGATTTTACAAAACAACCAGGTCAGACTGTACAGTTAGATAGATATAGATTCTTCGGTGCTCCAGGCACAAAGACATCTAGAGAGCGTACACAGGATCAAACAATTGGTACTGCAAACAGCAGATCAATCGTAAAAGACAAGGTACTTGTCTCACTCCGTGAGTACACAGGACCAGCAGATCCAGCGAATACTAATCTTCCAAGTACATTCAAGATTGCTCGTGAGACCCTGATGACTGCACAGCGTTTGCTGTTAGACACAGGTAACCTCAACATGTTCCATCAATCAATTGGTTCTCTAACATTGTTAGATGACTATAGAAGATGGAGAGACAGAGTATTTATCGATGAATTATTCAAGTCTGAGTCTCGTGGTAAGTCAAGCGACACACAAGGTGGATATTATTACCCTAACGACAAGGTAAAAACAAACTCCACAACTTTAACTACTTATACAGCTGCAGAATTCGCTTCTGAGCGTTATAAGTTTAATGTCAAAACTGACCTTCTCGAAGTAGTTAAGGGCTTACGTAAGCGTAATGTTCCTGTTTTTGCAGATGGCTACTACCGTTGTGTAGCTGATCCTTCATTCATGAAAGATCTAAGAGCTGATGCAGGCTTCAGAGAAGTTGCTAGATATCCTGGCATGGGTCAGCCTAACCCTCTAATGGGTGGTGGTGCTCCTAATGCTTCCATCTATCAAGGTGGTCAGTTCGGTCAAGCACAATTTGTAGCTGGTGAACCAGTTATGCCATCAGGTTTCGTATTTGAAGGTGTAAGGTTCTTCGAAACAACTAACATGCCTACCAAGTCAATAACCGTTAATACAAATGATGGTAATGGTGCCGTTTCACACGACACTCCACCAGCTGCGTTCTTCGGTCCACAGGCAATTGGTGTCGGTGTGGGTGGTCCAAATGCTCAAGTTCTTATTAATAACAATGATGACTTCTCAAGATTTATCATTCTTATTTGGCAGCTATATGCTGGTTTTGCGAACTTGAATAAGGACTTCATCACAGTGGCATTCTCAATCGCAGACGTATAAGGAGGTAATTAAACATGGCAACATATAAATCAAATGCCGGAGCAGTATTACAGCCCGGTAATCAGGTAAACAAATTATCTTCCTATAACAGAGAAGGTGTACATGGATGGCCTGGTCTCGAATTCTACGAGCAAATCGGTTTTATCAAAATTTCTAATAAAACAGGAACAAAAGCCAACTTCAAGAGTTTCGATATCACAATTCCTTCTCCAGATCGTCGTCCTGATGATCGTGTTAGAGATGATCGTACATCTTTAGTGGTACCAGCAAGTTCAACAAAACCTGCTTATGTGTATCAAGCATCTTTGGCAATCGCTCAGGATATTCCTTCAGGCGGATTACCAACATTCCCAGCATCACCAGTAACAACTGATCTTCAGGGTACTAATGGAGAATTTCTTCTTCTAGGTCCTGATAACGGTGGTTCACCTCTTGGTGTTCCTGCTAACCAGCCAACTGGTTTAGCTGCTGCATCTTCCTTACTAGATATCGGTGCTGCCGGTATTGCTCAAGGAACAGGAATGACTTCAACAGACGGAACAGTTGATGGAGTAGTTCCATTCTGGACCGCTGTGACTACAGGTGGTATTACTGCAGCTAACGCAGAAAATTCCATGATGTATAAAGTAACTGCCGACACAACCTTCAAGGTTTATAATGTCGATGCTGTTACTGGAACTGCAGTTAACGGAGACGGAGTATACATCTCTGATACAGCTTCTGATGAAAGCAAAGCTGCATACATCCTTTGTAGAGTAAATTACATTCGTCCATCTGAGCCAGTAGGCTGGAATGACATTCAAGGTCTAATTGACTTTGCATCTCAGATAGGTGGTACTGATTCTTAATTCATAGGATATGAATTTAAATAGAGCCGGGCTTATTGCTCGGCTTTTTTATTTGCACTAAAAGTGTGGGTTGTTATTCTATTCATATAGCTAATAATTAATTAAATGTTATACAGATACAAGCCAACAGGTGCATTACTTGAAAAAGTTTCTCAGCATGGTGAAGGAATTGTCATGTGTACTGATTCTCAAGATGAGGTTCATTATGTAAATGAGTCAGATCTAATTCCTCAGCTGCAGGAAACTACAGAAAAAATTAAAACTGAAGAACGGCTGACTGCTCAATTAGCATCGGAAGGTGTTAAACCTTCAACACCTACAAAGAAAGAAATCTTTCCTGTGGATACCAGAATTAATGTCAATACTGCCAGTGCTAGACAGCTTGCTGATGCGTTGCCTGGTGTAGGATTAAAGACAGCCAGGGAAATAAAAGATTTACAGTCTTCTATGTTAGGCGATAAGTTTATCAAGTTAGATCAGCTTAAATCAATTAAGCGTGTTGACTGGGATGAACTAATAAAAGATAATCTTATTCGTGTTGAATAATGCAACTTGATGATTTTACTAAATCAAAATGTAGATGGCATTTAGGATATAATCAAACATCTATACCAGCCGGTGACTTAGCTAGATTAGAAGAAGCTCTTGATAATGTTCAGGATTCTTTTTGGTTCAGTAAAATTGTCGAACAGATTGGAAGATGTGATGAAGCAGAGAAGAGAACAGATATGACAGGGATTCTAAATAATAATATTACACCTGCTGGAAGAAGAGAAAACATAGCTGGTGACGTGGATAGAACAATCAGTACAACTGATTATAAAGATACTCTCAAAACATGGACTGGTATATACTTATATGAGACAGATCGACTAGCTCAACATCTTTACGTACCTAATTATCGTAATCCTGAGCAAGCTAGATATCGATTTAATCGTGAGGGTGCTGAATTCATACAGGCACTCCCTGGACCGGCTGATGTAGCAGTTGGAACCAGACTTATGTTTGCTACGGAACTTAGATAGTACCTATTTATTATGGCTGGAAAAAAAGGAAAGATGCCACCTCAGCTTCTTGAATATTTCAAAAATAGAAATGAGAAGGATGATAAAGGTGAGGAGAAGTCCGATAAGGATAAGCGTAAAGAAGCTTTAGATAAAGCAACTAAAGCTAAAGAAAGAAAAGAAGATAAATAGTTACGCTAAAATAAACTTAAAAGAAGGACAGTAAATTGGCATCTACCTCAACAAATAAACAACCAATGATGCTGGATAGACCAGCATCTACCAGTACGCTTGTTAGAACTCAAACAGGTCAGACATTCGCTACCAGTTTGTTACCTACATCAATCGGTAATGTAACTAAAGTATTTGATGTTGACCAAGCATTAACAGATACTCAGATCAGTGGTGCATATATAGATGAAATATTTATTAGATATACAAAAGATGTTAGTAGAGTTATTGATTCTGTAACAGCAAGTGCAGCTACATATACAAGGGCTGCTGCTGTTCTAACGGTTACTCTAGCCAACCATAATTTTAAAACAGGACAGAAACTATTTTTTGATGTACAGAGTGGTGGAGCCCCAGTTGAAGAAGTTACAGTAACTGCTGTCACTGGTACGAACACTTTTACTGCGAACTCCTCTGCTTCAGGAACTATAACTACTAGTAATGTAAATATTCAAAAGCCTGTTGATTTTGTATTCTACCTAGTGTCTACGAGTACAGTCACGGGAACTACCCAATTCTTACCTTTATTTGTTGCTAATGTTGAATCTGTTCCTGCGGATCAAACATTTAGTCTAACTGAAAAACTGATACTTCCACTTATAAATTCACCTGTTCCTCATGCAGGAGCTAATTTTGGTAGTGCTAATGCTGCAAGTGCTCCTAAGTTAAGAGGATTAATGTTACCTCGTGGATCAGCTCTATATGTAGGAGTTGGTGGTATAGGTTCATTGACAAATGGATTCTATGTAAATGTTCAGGGTGG